TTGTTTATTTAATCTTTTATTTTTATAATATTTTCGATTAATTAAATTCATAATAATAACTATGATTATAGCTGCCATAAACTTTAAAAACATTTTATCCCCTCCTAAATAATTCTGTTATTATTAATCCAAATAAAATTACAATTGCTCCCAAAACTGGAGCAGCTAAAATTACAGGATTAAAATCGATTTATGATATAATATAATAAATACCCTATAACTTGTCAAGTAAAATATTTTACTTATCCCTATTCGATATAAAAATATCGATTACCTTAAAGAAATCTTTACAAAAACCCCACTTTTCGTAAAGAAAACTTTATGGACATAAAATATATCTATCCCTATTAATAACAATAAGTTATATCCCTAAAGTCAATAGCCTGGCTGTATAGTCTATCTTTTAAATCTTGCACAAACATCTATAAAACCAAAACCAACCCTATTTAAAATATCCCCTGAAACCTTACTACCTTATTAAACTAAACCCAAAATTACTAAAAAGTAGCTGTGGCAATACTTCGCCTCTCTTCCCGCAATCTTTAGCAAGCAACAACCATACACCCCCTTACAATCTTTCACCACCAACAACTATCAAGAAGGTGCTGTGCTGGCAAGAGGCGGTATAACTGGGCTCAGCGGCAGTACCAGCTCCTGTTACTTGAGGTAATAGTATAATTGAATGAAGTAAAACAACGGCAGGGCAATGCCTGTTCATTGTAGTGGTAATGCACAATGACAAGACTCTGTATATGGGAGAGAGTTGTATGGTGTATTAAAATCAAGACACCTTCTCATCATCGACTGTCATTTTTTTATGACGGTAACTTGTAGTTATTTTAGGTAATTAGGTATAGTTTTACCTTTATTATATATTTTCATTAGATAAAATTGTTATAGTATTGACAGTTTGATATTGGTATATTGGTTTTGTTTTTTTTAAAGTATTTACTGTAAACATTGCTTTACGGTTGTCAACGATGTTTACGATTGGGTTTAGATTTGGTTGTAGTGCTGGTTTATGTTGATTTTAGTGGTTTAGCAGTGTAAACGATGTTTACGATTGAATATTGTGGCTGAGTTGTTGTGATTATCGTGTAAGTTATTGTTATTTGGGAAGTTATGGAGTATTTGTTGGTTTGGAATGGTTCTTGCATTGTATTAAGGCAAAAGGAGGCAAAGATGAGTAAAATTAAATTTCTTTTCAATGAAAGAGAAATTTTTGTAGGTAATTACTCTTTTACATTTGTAAAAAATTTACTTGATTTAAACAGATCGGATCTTCTGGACTGCAGTTCTGACCAGGACTGCAGTGTCAGAATGACAGAAGACACCGCAGAAAAAGTCCTCGACCTGTTGGCCGAGGAATATGAAAATGCAACTAAAGATTTTTTTAATATTAAAAAGGAGTGTAGAAAATGAAAAAAGTTCATTTATGCGGAATGTGTAACACTTTATATTTGAATGGTAGACCGTTCGTTTGTGATAATTGCAATAGTAATGTTGCAATCGAAGAAGTTGAAACAACAGATGAAGAAATTGAAAAATGCAGAGGAATTGAAGGTATAAAAATAGTTGAAGAAGTTAGAGAAATAAAAGGAATTGACTGATATTACTTTAACAGATTATTAAATCTTAAAACAAAAGGAGGAAAAAATGAGAAAATCTAACATAATTGCTTCATTCGATTACAAAATTCCAGAATTTATGCTCTGTGGTATTGTGAATGGAGATGATAGCGGATTAGAAAAATTTGAAAAAATGGCTTTGAGAAAAGTCATTCAAAAATTTAACAAAATTGCGGAAGAGTTCAATGGAAATTGGACTCTTACAATTCAAAATTACGATAAATACTTCACTTATTCGCCAGATTTTATTAAGCTGGGGTGTGAAGTGTTTGACTGCACCCTGATAATTATTTAAAAAAAGGAGTAAAAAATGAATTAAAAGCACTCCAGATATTTTCTGGAGTGTTTTTTTTATTTATAAATTTTACTAAGATTAAAATTATAGTTCTTTAAATATTTCATAGAGTGAGAAAACCCATTTTAAGCGCCGATAATATAATTCCTAACATAGAATACTAATAAATGTTTTAAAGCCGTTAGGATTGAGATTTGACACTTTAAGTGGGAAATTAATAATTGTTACTATATCAAATAAATAATACTGAAACTATTCAAAACTGAAAAAATTTGAACTCGATATATAAAGCCTGAAAAAACGGGGCAAAATTGATATATAGAGTTTAAAATTGCGGGGCAAAATTGTAAATTATTGTTTACAGTTGTCAACTTTGTTTACAATTATTGTTCCAGCTTTTATTCATCGGATTTGACAAATTTTTTGTAGTTTATGGTGTAAATAATGTTTACAATTAGTTATTTTGATTGACTGGTTGTGATTATCGTGTAAGTTATTGTGTCTTAGGAAGTTATGGAATATTTACAGGTTTGGCACGGTTCTTGCATTGTATTAAGGCAAAAGGAGGCAAATAAAATGGCAAAACGTAATATGAAATTGTTAAAAGAAGGAGATAAACTTTATACGGGAAAAATTGTCAGCAAGTTATTTGCTGAACAATACAATTTCCTTTCTGATTATATTCAGAAAAAAGAAGAAGCTGGTTTTGATGCTGAAGTTGAAAATTGGTTAAATGCGAAACATAAATTTTTCGTAATTTATGCAAATTTAAAAAAACAAAAATGAATTTACCCGCCGGTCGGATCACTCCGGCCGGCAAAACAAAAGGAGGAAATAAAAATGATGGAAACAATTCACAGAGATAAAGAAGGAAAGCTGTTTTCCGTGAGTGGGAACAGCTACGAGATTAATTCAGCACTTGCTGTCATCCTTGACGGCGGCGAAGTGTTTTTCATACGTACGGATATAGCTACAGTTCAGGAAGTGATTGACTTCCTGAGAAATTAGTTTTGAATTTACCCGCCGGTCGGTTCACTCCGGCCGGCAAAACAAAAGGAGAAAAAAATGAAATATTACTCACAAAACGAAGATATTATTTATGTAGTTCGCCAGTTTACTGGTGAACAATGCGCAATTATTCATTGCGCACCAGAACCTGGAAAAGAATTCCCCGAATTATTCGGAGAATCGGATGCAATTTCAATCACCAAATCTAAAAAACTTTCTGAAGGGATATATAAAATATCCTTTCAGGATAATAATTTAAAAATTAAAGACACATGGTGGTGTGTCGTAGAAGGCACACCGATAAATAATGTTGTAAATTTTTTCCTGAATTACAGGGAAAAAGCAATTGAAGAGGCGTTAATCGCCTCTGTAAAAGTAATCCAGGAGTTTAACGATGTTCCGTGGCAAGACCTTGTTACGGAATTCAACGTTGGAGGGCTCGAGCTCTCCAACGTCTCAGGTAGTGACAGTTTTATTTATTATTCGTTCCTGAATGAGGAACGAAAAATCAAGGCAACAGTTCAAGTCCCCTGCTTTGAAGGCAGGGAAATAAAGGTTTTTTGGGATAAATAAAGGGTAGAAAATGAAATCAACAAAAGAAATAATGTTAGAAAAAGAAAACGTCGAAAAATTGCGCCGTCGGTGCAGAGATGCACTGAACAAGACGGCGAGCAAGGAAGAGATATTGAAAATCGCCCGCATTTTGCGGGTGAAAATAGATTAAGCCAAAGCAAAGCGATCAAAAAGCATAGCAAAGGCATTTCAGGAAACTTAGTTTCCTGGAGTGCCTTTTTTTATTGTCTTTATTTATAATTTCAATTAATAATTGCCTGAAGTTAAAAATAAAGATAAATAGATCATTAAAAACAAAATAGAATAGAGGTGTAAATATCAATTCTAAGGAACGATAATTTTAAGCTGACATATTATACTAAAATATAATTATCTCTTCTTAGGGTTGAAATTTGGTGCATTAATAACAAAAATAACAATTCTATATCTTACAATTGAAAGTTGCAAGTTTCCTATTGGGAAAAATATTAATGCAATCGATAATTTAATATCGAAAAGAAAAGGAATTTGCAAGATTTGATATATAATAATCAAAATTACGGGGCAAATTTTGATATATAAGGTTCAAAATTACGGGGGAAAATTTGATTTTTAACTTGACAAATTTAGAAAAGTCAATAAATTTTTTTATAAAAAAGGAGGAAAAGATGAAAAAAATTAACCAAGTCGTAAGTCAATTTCCTGTACATATTTTAAAAAATAATGAGAGAGTAGTTATTACTTCTTCTCACGGATACAAATTTAGTGACGGCAGTATCGCTGAAAAGGGCGCCCCGAAAGAAGCTGCCAAATTAATAGAAGCAAACAGAACTTTTTCCCAAGTAAGGGAAAGAGTTTTTGAATCAAAACAATCGTTGACTCCAGAATCTCTAAAGATTCTGGCAGAGTTAAATAAGCGTGGAAATTGGGTCTTAGTCTCATTTTTTGTGAGGAGTGCCTTGCATTCAATGGGATTAAGGGATGACCCAAGATTCAGCAATGTAGTGGCTTTCAATTCCACAGAAAAAACAAAACGTTCACGCCCAAGTGAGAAAATTGTCGATATCAACAAGTGGGCGTGGTAACAAAGGAGGGAAAATGAAAAATGAAAAGAAGGAGCGTTATATTGTAACAACCAGCTTTTATATTTATGCTCAAGATGATATAGAAGCTATTAAGAAAGCCCAGGAATGGGCTAAAGAGTTTGACCTACAAAATGATAATTGGTGCTTTATTGATGAAATCTGGCAAGCACCATTTGCCAAAAAACCACAGTTAATTTATCAAAAGGGGGAATAATGTTTAATCTATTTGACTATGCAATTTCAGGGAATGTCAAATTCCAAGATGTTTTTAGTGATAAAAAAAAATTAAATGCTAATTTAGAAACTATCGAAAAAGAACTTAAAAAAGAAAAAGAAGCTATAAAGAACCAAATAAAAGGGGGCAAAAAATGAACCGCAAAAGATTATTAATGTCAGCTTATAAACTTATAGAAGTAATCAGAAATGGCAATGAGCAGGATATTTTTGACGCTATACTCAATATAGATATTCATGCTGATTATCTTGAAAAACAATTATCTGATGATGACGGCATTGAATCTATCTTAGATGCTATTGGCTGGGATAGAGTAGCAGAATATTTTGAAGATAAATTAGATAAGGAATATTCGGAATGCTTTCAAGAAGGTAGAACTATGCAAAAAATGGGCGCAAGCCGCTATCAGGACATGCTGGACAGATAATGTCAGGTTGGATAAAATTACACAGAAAACTTAGGGATAATCCGATTTACACTAATTCGGTTGCTGTCCATTGTTGGATTGAGTGTTTACTTAGGGCTAATCATCAAGAGAAAACATTTTATAAAGGCAGAACTAAGTTTACACTCAAGCCAGGACAGTTCCTTACTGGCAGAAAATCTTTCGCAAAATCAACAGGCATTTCGGCAAGCACAGTGTGGTATTGGCTTAATCGTTTCAAAGTTGACACCTTAGTTGACATCACCAAAACTCCGAAAGGTAGCATTATAACCATATTGAACTGGGACGAATATCAAGAGTTGACACCAAAGTTGACAGCAAATGAACAGCAAATGAACACTAACAAGAATGTAAAGAATGTAAAGAACACTAAAAGAAAAACTATCAAAAAGAAAAAGCTGTCCGAATTTGCTTATCAAATATCGGACGAGTTTCATAAATATCAAATGGAGAATTATCCTGTAGCTTCAGTTAAAAACTGGAATAGAGAAAAATGGGCAGATACTATCGATAAATTGATACGCATTGACGGTTATAAACCACAAGTGATTTCTGATGCACTTAGCTTTGCCGTTAATGATGATTTTTGGAGTAAACAGATAATATCTTTAGCTGGACTTCGCAAAAAAGGCAAAAACGACCTCACTAAATTTGATAACTTAGTAATCAGGATGGAAGGCAGGCAGTGATTTTGAAAATAAAGCGCCAAATATCGACACAGTTAAGAGATAATTTTTATTTAGTGTTGTTGGACGTTTTAAAATTATCTTAGCTTAGGATTGAAATATGAGGGGGTTCATAATGAAAGTTTTACAAATATTAGGAAGATTAGTAATGTTTTTTATATTTTTAGCAATAGCAGCAGTATTTGCTATACCAGCTGCTATTATTGCAATGATTAAGGAATAGTTATGAAACCTGACTATCAAATAAAAAACATAAGCCTTTATAACTGTGATTGTATGGAGTTTATGAAAGATATTCCTGATAATTTCTATGATTTAGCTATTGTTGACCCGCCTTATGGGATAGACTGGATGAAACAAATTGAAAATCCAAACACCAAAGCGAACTGGAAGGTTCACGACAAAAAAGACTGGGATAAAAATATACCACAGCAAGAATACTTTGACGAACTTTTTAGAGTTAGTGAAAATCAAATTGTTTGGGGTGGGAACTATATGACTGAATATTTACCACCAAGCCCTTGTTGGCTTATATGGGATAAGATGCAAGAGTTTACAGGTGCTGTTTTTGAGATGGCTTGGACTTCATTCAAAAGCCCTGCAAAAGCGTTTAGAATGAGCAGAGTTGAAGCCTATGCAAATAAGAATAAAATACACCCGACACAAAAGCCGAAAGAGCTTTATAAGTGGTGTTTATCTAAATACGCCAAGTCAGGCGACAAAATCTTTGATTCTCACGGCGGTTCATTTTCAAGTGCTTGTGCTTGCTTAGATATGGGCTTTGAATTTGATGGCTGTGAAATTGATCAGGAATACTTTCAAAATGCAGTTGAAAGATTGAAGAATAATGTTCAAGAATATTTTGAGTTTTAACAAGGAGATTTTATGAACATTTTAAATACAGAGGCGGCTTTATTGTCTGCTATTATAGCTGAACCTGAAATATTAGCAAGTGTAACAGAAATGTTACGGCCAAGTGATTTCAGTAGTCAACAGCATAGACAGCTTTATCAATATCTATGTCAATTATATGAAAATGGTCAAGGCATAGATTTAATTACTATCTTAAATAAATATAAAACACAAAAAGAAAAAATATGGCTAAATGAGCTTTCAGATATGGTTTTAACTGCTGTAAATTACAAAGAATATATGCAGCAGATTAAAGAAAACAGTCAGCGTAAACAACTTGCTAAGATTATACAAACTATGAATTATGAACTCGAGTCTGGCACAGATCTAAATGCAATTATCAATGATAATCAAAATAGAATGTTAGACTTAACTTCGCAAGAAGCGGCAACGCTGTTAACGGGACAGCAAGCTATAAAGAAAGCTTTGTTAGAAAAAGAAAAGTATAAAGCTGGCATAAAAACGGGGATTTTTGAGCTTGATAAAATAATAACATTTAAACCACAAAATCTGGTTACAATAGCAGCCTTCTCTGGTGTTGGTAAAACAGTTTTGGCTAATCAAATAGGATTTTCACAGATAAAATTAGGCAAAATTGGTATTTTCTTTAACTTAGAAATGTCATCAACTGAATTAATAGAACGTGAAGAAATGCGAAGTGGTTGTTTAGATGATTTATATGATATGAAGTTTTATATTGATACTAAAGCTGGTATGGATATATCACATATATTATCAACTGCAAGAAAGATTAAATATCAGGAAGGAAAACTTGATTTTATTATAGTAGATTATGTTGGTTTGATTACAGTTATGGGTATAGAAAATAGAGAACAACAAATAGCTTATTGTTCTCGAATGCTAAAAAGTGTTGCAAGGCAATTAGATACTGTAGTATTTATGCTATCACAGCTTAATGATGACGGTAAATTACGTGGTAGCAGAGCCAAAGAACAGGATTCCGATATAGTTATCAAAGTTGATAGACCAGGCTATCGGCAACAGAAAAAAGTTACTACATTTGGTAGCAAGATTGATATTGATGAAACCTATATTACAGTAACTAAGAATCGTGGTGGTAAAACAGGTAAAATATCGGCTCGTTTTGATGGTGAACATCAACAATTCACGGGGCTATAAAAAAAATAGGAAATTATTTTGCATATGCAATTTACTGATTATATTATGTTTATAAGGAAAGGATAAATAATGAGTTATTTGTTAAAAAGGGGGCAGAAATGGTGTCGACTAATATTAAGGCCTATAAGGAAAATATTAGGACGTGGGTTCAATTCCCACCTGCTCCACCAAATAAAAGGAGAATAAAATGAAAGACAAAATGGAACAACTTACAAAACCATTACCATTAGAAGAAATAGAACTTCGGATTGGTAGTGTTTCCCAGCAGAAAGGGTTTAGCTTGTTAGCCTATAAAAACAGCAGAGTTGATGTAAAACGATTTAATGAAGTGTTTGGTGCTAAATGGTATCCGAAATATCATTATGATGATAAAGGTTTACTGGTTTGCACCATTTATGTTTATGATGACGATATCCAGCAATGGATAGGTAGAGAAGATGTTGGTATTGAAAGCTATACGGAAAAAGAAAAGGGCAGCTATTCTGACGCTCTTAAGCGGGCGGGCTTCCGTTGGGGTGTTGGTATAGAATTGTATAAAATGCCCTTTATCTGGATAAAATGGGATAATTGGAAAGAATATAAAGGTAAATGGAAACCTGTTGTTTATCTTGATGAATGGAAGTTAAAGCAAAATGAAGAATTGGGATATTATGTTTTAGACAATCACGGCAATGTAGTTTGGCAACAATCAGGTGGTTATTATAAACCTGAACCTGAACCTGAACCTAAACCACAAACTGATAATCATAAATATGCACCTAAAAATGATAATGAACTTGAAGAACTACGCCAAATCTTGCAAACAACTGTTGTAAATATGAAGCAGGAAAAAATGCTGAAAGAAAAATCAGCTAAAGATATTTTAAATAAAATTAAGAAAATTAACAATATTGCTTTGATGAAATATACTCAATTGCAAATAGAGACAATTGAGGCTTTATATCATGTCAAAGATAAATTATCTGAAGATGAAACTAAGGCATATAGCCATAAGATTTATTCAGCTAAAACTAAAGAATTAAAAGAAATTAAAACAGAATTGGAAGGGATAAAAAAGGATGCATTGACATGAAACCATTAATTATAATTAGTTTTATACCGCTGTTAGTGCTACCGTTAATGATATTCTTTAATGCAGACAAATTAGAAGTCCATAATCAATTCATACCTATGGATATAACTATAGATGGTATTGTCTATGATATGGAGGAAATAGATATATTAATGCAATATCATGGTGCGGAATCAATTAAGATTGTTGTTAATCGTCGTAATAATGAAGAAAATGGCGTATGGTTTTACCGAGATGGTGTGCGCTGTAATCTATTTACAGATGCAGCCATCTCATATTTAAAAAGGAGAATAAAATGAAACAATATTTTATATTCGATTTGGAAACAGAACCCGATATGGAATTAGCTGAGATAAGCGGCTATTTTGATAATATTAAGCCACCAAAGAATTATAAAGATGAAGATAAAATTGAAAAATGGATGGAAACCAAAAAAGAAAAAATGGTTGAAGAATTAGCACTTAATCCCAAGTTTGCTAAAATTAAGATGTTTAGTATTTGTAATAATGGCGAAATTTATGTTATTCCAGTCAATAATGAAGCGAAAGCTATCGAAAAGCTTGGCGATATGATTAAGAAAGCCTATTTGCAAGGCTGTGAAATAGTTACCGCTAATGGGTGTAATTATGATTTTCCAGTGCTTATAGAACGTGGACAAATAAACCGTGTCCCAATTGATTATAGGTTACTTATTGAAATGGCAAATACTCCCTGGCGCAAAAATCACTACGATATTCTTAAAGTACATAAAGGTTCAGTAGAACTTAACTCACTGGTTAAATTAGGTAAATCTAAAGAACAACCCGATTTTAAAACAGTTACAATTCAAGAACTATCTACATATTCTATGCATGAAATGAATATTATAGATAGTTTATATAAATTAGACTGTGGTATTATAAATCCAGGTAATATTACTGGTAATATTTTGGAGGCAATATGAAAGAGATATATGATATGTTACAAAAAAATGGCATAAATTGCCAAATAGACTCTGGTAAATTAATAGTTTATTCTGCTATTAATATGCAGGGTTATAGATTAATAGATCCCAAAATAGAAGTTAAACAAATATCATTTGAAAAAGGATATGCTTCCAGAGAATTGGCTCTTATGGAAGGTATATATAAAGCCCTTGCCCAGCTTAAACCAGAAAGGGCTGGTAAAATATTATTTCAAGATTTGCAGATAGCAAAAGATATTCTGAGGATAAATCAAGATAGTGATGGTACTTATATGATAATAACATCTGTTATGATAGCAGATATTTATAAAAATATGGATGCTAATCAAGAAACAAGGGATAAATTCCTCGATGCTTATAGCAAAGAAGCAGCGGAGTATAAAAATGAGTAATATTGATTTTGATGTAGTAAATAAAATATGTAAAACCTGTGGCCAAACTATGGTCAAATTTAGTGGTGGATATAAATGTATTATATGCGGAACTGAATATACAAATAAGCAAATTCAAACAGAAATTGATAAATTAAAGAAAAGAGAAATGAGATGATACCAAAAGAATGGCAGCCACGTCAATTTGAAAATAAAGAATATATTTTAATCAAGCATGCTCATAATAAGAACTATTATGTTAAGTACGATGGCAAAATATATGATATTGTTTTAACTATCGATATAAACCAAGCCAAACGTTACCGTGATAAAGAACACGCAGAAAGACGTAATGTTGGTAATTATGAAATACAAGCAATAAAAAGGGGGCTTTATGTTTAAGGTAAATAATATAATTATAACAGGCAATATAGCTACTAATATTGATATTAAGGAAATTGGTAATAAGATATTACATAAATTTGTAATAGCAGTTGATAGTAGCTATAAAAAAGATGGAGAATGGATAAACCAGGCTGATTTTATACCAATCGAATATTGGAATTATACTGAAAAAGATATAACAAAAGGTGAGCATGTTGGAATAATTGGTAATGTCAAACAATCATCTTGGGAATCAGATGATGGTAAAAAGCATAACAAAATCTATATAAGAGCTTTAAGGTTATATAAAACCCAAAAAGAACACTATATTGATAACAACATAACTGAAGATGATGGCGTTCCCTTTTAAAAAATGTTGCATAAATAATAAAAATGATTAAATTATATTTAATGAATTTTAAAGAAGGTAAAAATGTATTTACTTAAAACATCTAAAGGATATGTCAAAACTTTATATTTCCCAATTTCAGATTCTAAATTAACTCAAAATCGTGATGAGGCTTATCGTTTTCTGGATAGAGAATGGTTGGAAGAGAAGCTTAGATATTACGATAGCAATTATGAAATCGAGGAGGCATAATGTTTGGTATAAATAAAAAATATGATAAATTAAATGCTCGAATTGATAAATTGCGAAAACAGCTTGAGTGTTCACACGAAAATTATATAATAGAAAAACGGGAAACCTTTTGGGGGGTATGGTATAGACAGATATGTGAAGATTGTGGTTTAGAGCTTGATGCATTTCAATCTGACCAGAAAGCGGCAAGATTAAAAATAGAACAAGCTGAAAGGGATTTAGAGAAGGCAAAACGTGATAAAGAAAATGCTACAAAGGAGGAATAATGTTTTATAAAAAGGAAATAAACAGGCTTTATAAAAAAAGCAAAGAACTATCAAAAAAAGTTGGATATTGTCAAGATAGAATCCGGGAACTTGAAGATAAAATTGATAAGCAACAAATTCAGATTGGTTGTAAACACGAAAACTTTGATATTGAACCTGAAACATATACATTCTGGACAGATCCCAGGATTAATTATATTAAAAAATGTAGAGGATGTGGTCTAATCTTAGATTGTTTTTTGACTGAACGGCAAGCATTAGAAGCAGCACGGGAACAAGCTGAAAGGGATTTAGAGAAGGCAAAACGTGATAAAGAAAATGCTACAAAGGAGGAATAATGTTTAAACAAACTAAGTTAGAAAGAAGTGTTAATAGATTAGAAGATAAAGTAAAATATTTAACAGACAGAATAACAAAAATAGAAAGACAAATAGCTTGCAAACACGAAGATTATGAAGTAATCGAATATCTCATTTCTTTCCCATATAAATACGAACAAGTATGCGATAACTGCGGGTTAATTATGGATAGATTCAACTCAGACCAGAAAGCTGCAACCTTGAGAAGAGATCAGGCAGAAAGAGACTTTGAGAAAGCTAAACAGGCGGAAAAAGATGCCACAACCAAAGAATAAAAAACAGGCTGAATATTACCCAATTTTATTCCCAGTCCATAAACACCAATGGCTACGTGCCTATAAGAAATTCATAAAGAAAATAAGCAGCTTTAAGACACGCTATCGCTTGGATAATATAAAAACACTATTTAAGGAAAACTATGGCTCGGAGTGCCCTTATTGTGGCTCTGTGTTAAATGTTAATAATATATCACTTGACCATATTACTCCAATTGCCAGAAATGGTAATAATATAGAAGAGAATGTGCAGGTAACTTGTAAGGTATGTAACCGTCGTAAAGGACGCTTAACCGACAAGGAATATCGTGAATTATTAAAGTTAATCGATGGCTTCGAGAAGCAGGCGAGACAGTATGTATTAGCAAAGCTGTCTGGGAAAGATTATGGTAGTAAATAAGGTGTGTGGAATGTGTGTTAATTCTCGTTTTAGGTGCGATACAAATAATGTAAGTATTTATTTGCCTCCCACGCAAGGCTTGGCTGGGCGGGTTAAACCCGCCTTGCCTATTTTATAAAGGTAATAAAATGAATAATACTTGGACTGGGCTTAGTTTCAACAAAAAAACTGGCGAAGAGTTATCTTTCTTTATATGGAAAGATGATAATAAAATTGAGTTTACACCAGAAGAAGCAAGAGAACTATTCCCCGCTGTAATGTTTAAACATGAAAAAGATATAATGTTATATCTGGTTTATGGTACATAATAGGGGGATTACTAATGGCAAATGAAAATATTGTCGTTGAAGAAAAAGATGGAGTCATAACGAAACATTATTACAATGGGGAAACACCACCAAAAGGCATTGAAGGAAAATTGATTGAAAGTTATGACGGTTGCAATATAACAACATACAATGAAAATGGTGTTGGATTCAAAACATTAGTAGGCTGTTGTTTTGTAGATGGACAAACAGTAAATACTTGGGATAAATACAAGATTTCAAAAACAGAATACGTGGTGATACATGACAGCTATATTTACTGTGATCTGAACATAAAAAGATGGTAGATAACACTAAGCTGTCACGTTTACGTGAAGCGATTGTTAGGAAAGAGAAGTTATTAATATGAAAATTAAATTATTAATATGGGATAAAATATTAGGTTGTGAAGTTAATAGGGAATGGGAAGAGAGAATCGGATATTTTCTTATAGATAGGTATGGAAACTTTGCAATACAATTAAACAATGGTGAGACAGAAGTTGATAAGCACCCAATGGCTGGTATTGAAGATTTTGGGGGGATTAATTCACATTTTGAAATAAGGAAGATTATAACAAATGTGTAATAATAAATACTGCCCTATATATCAAGCTGGTCAATACAATAAAGCTAAGCAATGTCAAGGTTGCAAGCATAACATAACTAATAATGATATATTAGATAAATCGGATCTACCAGATTTTTTTAAAGATATCTTTAGGGATAAAAAATGAAGCTAACTAAAGATGAAATGGAAACCTATGAAGAGCGAATGGCAATTTGCACAATAGATGGTGGTTTAACCGAAGCAGAAGCCAAAGAGATAGCGATTAAACAGATTTTAGAAGATAGAGAGAATAATGCCTATTGATTATAATAAATTTTGACAAATGGGAATAAGTAAGAAGTCTTGGCGCTAATTACCAGTCAAGATAAGCTGACAGGTTTTACTCCTTTTGCCTGTCAGTTTTTTTGTTGCATTAAAATGATAATAAGTTATATTAACTAAGACTCGGTAGTTCAATGAAAGAACAAGGTAAAAGCAATGTATACTTGATGCGGGTTCGATTCCTGCCCGAGCCCCCAAATTAATAAGGAGGTAAGATGTTAAAAGAAATACCAGAAGTAATAAAAATTGGTGATGTGGAATATGTTAGGGAAGATAAAACAAAGCCACATCGAGATATTACTCATCCACAATATATAATGAATATTAGAAAAGACGATATTAATGATAGTATAAACATAAAAATTGACGATACAATTATTATGAGCATAGATAATCAAGAAGTAATACTTTATAATGAACCAGGGATTCTTAAGAAATGGGCTGATAATGGTTATCTTTGTGAGAATTGGGCTGATAAGGGCTATTTTTATTGTTATAAGGAATATAAGTGGAATAATATCATTTTATATTTATATAAAGGAATGCTCTATTGCAATTATGTTGTTAATAATGAACATAAAAAAGGAATAGTATATGATTTTAAAACAATGAAAAAGGGAAATATAACACAAGGGCTACCAACGTGGGAGCATTGTGATTCATTTAAAGTTTTATGTTAATTTATATATAATAAGGAGATAAAAATGAACGAATTTGAAATGCCAGACGTTATAATGATTAACGGTGTGGAATATGTTAGGGAAGATAAAATAGAATTACCAGAAAATAACAATAACATCAATTATATAATGAATATTAGAAAAGACGACTCTGCTAATTATATAGAAATAAAAATTAACGATATAATTATTATGAGTATAAATCATGAACATATAGCTTTATACGATGAAACAGATATTCTTAAAAAATGGACTCAGGATGGTTATATCTGTGACAATCAAGCGGTTAAATGGAACGATGCTGAGTTTTACCTTTATAAAGGGGAACTATACTGTGCCTATAACTTTATTGGTGGGTATAAGAACGATGAAATGATATATAACTTTAAAACCATGAAGCAGGGTGATAGAACACAAGCCCCAGTACCAATCTGGGAGCATAGTGAAACCCTGAAAGTAGTATAAATAAACGGATGTGTGGGTTGTGTGTTAATCTCTCACCGTATATAGGTGATACAAAAATAACCAGTTAAACAACTATATTCATATCTGCCCACCACACAGGGCAACTAAATGAACCGACAGGATTCTCTCCCTTACCTGTCGGTTTTTTATAATTCCTGAAAAACATACTACTTTTTCAGGAAGTATTTCTGTTATACCCCATTTATCACGCACTATAGAAATAATATGCTGTTGATTGTACTCACTACCCCTTCCCTATCCATTTACATTGAATCAAATCTCCTGCCAGTAAAAAGCACAACCAACCAAATTGTCAAAAATGACGCAATATCACAATTTGTGATATCAAATTGTCAAAAATAGCACTAAACAGCTGTAAAGTATTTCTTTACTACTGCCCCAAGTGGGACTAAGCGGGACTATGTTGTCCCAAGCTGTCCCAAGCTGTCCCATGTTGTCCTATGCTGCCATACAATCGTATAATTAAATCATACAAATTTCCTCAGACTATCTGAAATATCGAATGGTTGCATTGTAATATCCAAACCATTTTGCGCATATAATTACGTTGCTGCATAATGTTCGGCATAATCTGTGCACGTTTATTAGCAGTTTCCCTCCCAAAGAGGACAATTTAAGGATATTGTTTCCCTATGCAGAGAGAAACTTATTGGCTTGTCAACAGATGATTTATTTACCCAGAGCCATTATTGACGCTAATTTTTTTGCTCTATACCCAACTTGTTTAGCCCATTTGGAATCGAGCATTTCTTTAGATGCTTTTAAATAATCTTTTTCTCTTAAAGCTGCCAACATTCTCTTAAAACCTAAAACGCCATAAAGTCCTAAGTTAAAAATCATCTCTATTAATACATTTTTTCTCGCTCTATTTAGTTGGTACATATTTATATTTAATCTACCAAGTTGGGAAGCAGCTCTATACAAATCATTCTTAAGTAGGAATTCTGCTTCTGTTTTACTTATCCCTACATCTTCAAGATTTCTGCCATATCCTATAGTTAATTTGCCAGCTGAACATTTATAAGGTTTTGACCTAAATCCTTCGTGCTTTTTTACCCTCTCAATTAATTCTTTAGTTACCATTAGTTTACCTTAAAATATGATGACAGTCACCCTGAACATCTATTTTTTTCCAAATCATAATATCGGATCTTTCCCTAACCAAACTCTAATTTGGTTATATATTGTAAATAGCAATCTTTTTAAAAATCTCATTATGCCCCCAAAATTAAGTATATTAATGCCGATAACACACCGCTGTTTATTGCTAGTAAAACTTTTAAATAGACCGACATTTTTGACACCTTTGAGCGCAACCCTTCTTGACCATTACCATTAATTATTTTATCGTGTTCTTTTATTTTGTCACCACAGACTTCCAACATTGTTTCCATTACTTCTAAACTTGCCATTTTATCCCACCATTAAGTATATTCCTATTCCAATTATCAAAACCCACACCCAAAATTTACCAGGGGGATGTGGAATACCAAACCATTTCGATGTTTTATTATATAAAGCATTACCATATCTTATATAACAGAAAGCCATTTCATAAAGTGCTAATCCTGTTATTACTAAAGCTAATATTTGCCATATATTCACAAATACAAAAACTAAAACTAATCCTATAATCCCTATATTTTCAATTAATCTATATATATGATAAGTTCTTGGTTCAATTTCAAAGATATTATCGCTAGCACCCCACGTGTAACCCTCGGTTATACCCTCAGCAATGAAATAAATCATTGCAAATAAAAACATTAATTCATAATTCATATTGAATACCTACCTTCACATTCCATTCGCTAAATTCACGCCTAACTATACGAGACTTCCAAAACACATCAAAGACATAAAAATCAACCGACAGCTTAATAGAGTTATCGGTATAGTAATTGACAAAATCACTTGTAAAGAAATCGTTCCTGCTTTCTATGCTTAGCAGCTTCCACACTTGCTTCTTAAAATCCGTTCCTGCTACGAAACTTGTCTCGGGAGTGTTATTATACCATTCTTGTTTTATTCCAGCGTGTAACGTCTTATATGGAACTCTCAAGGCAATCCCTTTTACATCATTACTATTATAGTATTGCCACATCTCTTTAAGCTGCAAAAAAGAGTATTCCTGTTGTAACCAAACATAATGGCTATAAAATTCATAGCCAGCTTGACGTTGTTTAGATAGTTCCATATAGAAGTCGTCCTGCTTGCCTATTTCAGTTGTTATGCAATAATCAAAAGGGTGTTCTGGAACGGATTTTGCACTAAAGGAAAGTGCTAACCATAAACTTAACAATAAATTAATCATTTTTTCCTTATAAAAATACTGAATATCTTATCAATGTATTCTGCAATATAGTCGAAAGGGTCTTTGCCCTTTATTTTGTTGCCTAAGAACTTGGCAATACTGCCAGCAACTACCAAGGCAATTACTGACAGCACCCAATTTTCGGTTATAAAATCAAACATTATCAAAAACTATTTCAACTACTCTAATTATAAGAGCCTTGATTTCGTTTTTGTCTAAATCAGCCAATTCGGCTGGTAATTCGGAAGTGTCAACGTCCATAAGCACACCACGAACCGTGTTTACAACAATCCCGATTACTTCACCAGTTGTTAATTTACCGTCATCTTCATAAGCTTCCTTAACCTCGATAATAGTATCTTCTATTTCGTTAAGTAATGCTTGTAACTGTTCTATACCTTTCATAATTCCTCCTGTTCTGATTTAAATTCTTCATAATTATTAAAGTCCTTGCCGAACTCACGTAGTTTATTGGCAAACTCGTCAAAGCTGTCTGTCTCAAAGCAATTCTGAGAAGTAGCAGTCACTGTGCCATTCTCTTCTACATAGCTTTGTAAGCCTGCTTCTGTCCATATTATCCTAAACCGTTTTGTCATTTCAGTTATCATATTGCCTCCTATTCGGCCACTCCGCCGTCTGTTATATCCCAGCCGTCATTTACGAGTGCTGTTCTTGCTGCTTCTGCTGCACCGCCAGCTGTGTAGGTAGCATTATTGAAATGTATAGGCATTGTATTAGCAGCACCTGTGTAATGTGTCTGCCCTTCCCAAGCTATAAGCAGTGCGTCATAATCAGCTGTGCTCATTGAATTAGTGCAACCAGCCATAAAGTTTTCGGCATCTGTCAACGCTGTTATTGTCCAATCTTTTACTGTGCCAAGATTAGCAGATGACATACTGTCGCAGCCATCGAACATATACCCCATATTCGTCACTTGACTGGTATCGAAATTGCTCACACTCTGGTTGAAAGAGGAGCAGCCATAGAACATGCCATACATATTCGTCACTTGACTGGTATCGAAATTGCTCACACTCTGGTTGAAAGAGGAGCAGCCATAGAACATATGATCCATATTCGTCACTTGACTGGTATCGAAATTGCTGACACTTTGGTTGAAAGAGGAACAGCCAAAGAACATATACCTCATATCCGTCACTTGACTAGTATCGAAATTGCTGACACTTTGGTTGAAAGAGGAACAGCCAAAGAACATATACCCCATATTCGTCACTTGACTGGTATCGAAATTGCTCACACTTTGGTTGAAAGAGGAGCAGCCATAGAACATGCAATACATATTCGTCACTTGACTGGTATCGAAGTTGCCCAGACTTGGAAGAGTAGTAATCGAGCTACAATCTCTAAACATATTTAAAAGACTCGTGCTACTAATATCAGGTGCATCAGTAGCTGTAATAGTCATATTAGAACAGCCATAGAATGCAGCATCTGTTGTAATATCTAAGTTACCAAATTGGCTAATGTTGGTTAACTTTAATTTATCTCCACCATCATCAAACTGCCAGCCTTCAATTGTGCCATATATCTTAACCGTATAAGTGCCAGCAGTAGAGTAGGTGTGTGTTACTTCAGCTTGGTCATAAGCGGTTATAGTGTCGCTTGTGCCATCACCCCAGTTAGCTACAAAGTCGTAAGTGCCGGTGCTAACTAAGGGCAGTGTAATCTGGGTGTCTGTACTAGTGCCAGTATTATCCGTTTTCCAAGTGGATGTAAACGGTGCTCTTAATCTATAGGCGGGAATGCCAAGATTATTATGCATACCAAGCCCTAAAGAAAGATTCATACTTTCCCCCACATTATAAATATTTCTTGATTTTGCACTCCATTTAGATAGAAAGTATCCATTTTTGTGTGTTTTAAGTAGAAGTGCTCATAGGCGGCAATTGGATATTCTGCACCGCTACTTGACTCTGAAATTGTAAAATTAGAACTTGAAACTATTGTGCTTTCATCATAACCAGAACAATCTACTTCCGCTTGCCCAGTAGCGTCTATTGTTATCTTTTCTATCGTAAAATTATTCCAAGTCATTTTTGGAATTAAATTTGTATCTGTTTGAAATCTTCCCATAATATCCTCCTAAATTTAAGATAAAGTATAAGCTGCTCCGCCTAATATATACCAATAAATACTGCCTGAAGACATTAAAACAACACCATAACCTATTTTAGCAGTAATAGTACAAATAGAACCTGCTGAAGTCGTTGTACCGTCAGATGGTATCATTTTATCACCAGCATAAGCTTGGATTGTAATAACAGCATTTGTATTTACATTAGATTGCATAATTATAAACATAACACCAGCGTTAGAGCTGCTAACTTGTGGTAAATTTAATGTAATTGCTGTATCTCCTACATTTACTGGTACATACCCACCATTATCACCTACAGTTAAGTTCGTATTAGTTGTTAGAGGTGAAACTGTTGCTCTATTAATTCCCTGTCTCGGATCATATATCTCATTAATACCATCAAGTTTATTTAATTCAGCAGCTGTTACATTAATTGCTGAACCATTTATTTTTACTCCACCAGTAAAATTATAATTACCAGTAATATCCTCATTAGCTGCCTTATCGGGAATATTCTGAAGCTCAACTTCGGTAAACCCACTTTTAATTAAAGATGAAGGTGTATCTAAAAGAATATTCTTTGCCGTCAAGTTATAGCCCGACATATTAAGGTTACCAATTTTAGTATCGGCAATATCTTTTGATATATAATTAGTAAGGTCTATTTTTATAGGTGCAGCTCCATCAATATATGCCCAAGCCGAAGCATCATTATCGTAATATTCAATTCTATATAACCCGCTATCATTTTCATTAATATTGATATACCAATATCCATTACCAATTTCGGTAAAATTACCGCTACTTACTGTATTACCAGTATATTCACCATTATCACTACCATCACTATCGCTATTACGTAATCTTATCCCAGCGTTTATATAATTAGATGAGCTATATGCTGTGCTATCTGCAATAGTTGTGAATAACTTTAAAAATTTAATTTCTGCCATATTTTATCTCCTATGAAATTGCTACGCCTGCTGACGCACCCGTTAAGTCTGGAACTTTATATATAAAACCATTATCTGTATCTTCATAAAATACATACTTGAATTCATCTTTGCTTATCATATCTCTACTGGTAGCTGTAGCAGTTAATCTTTGCCCAACCAGTTTAGTATTATCTATTATATTATAAACCCTAATATTCTCCAAAAACATATAAAATGAATATTGGAAGGATTGGGAGGCATCTGGAGTAGGTCTAATCTTAACCCAGCGCCCATTTTTTATATTATTTAAATATCCAGCTAAGAAGTTAACAATATTATCATTAAAATCATCTGAGTTAAAATCGTGATAGCAAACAAGATTAAGCTGTATTTTGGGCTTGTAACCATAAATATGCTTAACCGTATTACCATTAGTAGTATTATAGCTAACCGAAACTTCGCCAATATCTATAAACTGCGAATTATCTTGTCTAAAACGATATCTTCTTTGGTCTTCCCAACTACCATTAGCATCAGATTCTTGTATATCAGGTGCATGCATCCAAATAACTAAATCTTTATTACCAAATAATACTTTCATTTCTTACCTCTATATTTATATAGAAAAATATACTTTATTTTTGTCAACTATTTTATTTCCTGTAACACAATTTCTGTTTTATGGTCGTCTGGTTTAAATTCTATATAAGTGATTAAATATTTTATTGAATTGATTCTTGCATAATCACCTAAATTAATATTTCTTATACCGAATAATTCTTTTGTGTATTTTCTGCTACCACGTCCATATTTAATATCGTAATAAGCAATATAAATTCGTAAACGCTGTGTATCATTTTCATAAGTTTTTAATTTTAAACCAGAAAAATCAAGCCTGCTAAATGATAAATCAGAATAAACCTCATTTTCTAATGTTATTTCATTTCCGCTAATATTACCATATCTATTATTTATTTCTACCTTTATTGGGTTTTCAGCTGGGTCCGCTGTGGTTCTATCATAATCTAAATAGAAATAAGAATCATATAACATAGTTATCTCTTTTAGCATAGTACCAAGTGTCATATTTTTAATATGATAATAAAAAGAAGCGGGGAAACGTGATATTGAAGCTCTTAATTTAGTATATATTCTATAATTTATTTCATTAAGTGGTGTATAATTACCCCAAGGTGTTTCAAGCCCGTTTGCAAAATAATACCTATTATCAAGCGACGCACTATAATCTCTTAAAGATATAATACCGTTTGCATTTATATAAGCACACCAAGAACGATCAATAACTGCCAATTGTTCTTCATAAGTTGGATAATGAAGATGAGCCCATTCCTTTCTACCAAGATAAACAAAATTATTTTCGTTATTATTATTATTATAGCTATTATTGCTGAAGCAATATAGATATGAAAAATAATTTTCTGCTCCTCCTCCGACTGGATAACTAACATTTGCTACAGCACATTCTATTGTTGCACCACTTATATCATTATAACCCCATTCTTGTGCATTAATTTGATGCACAAAAAAACAACGAGATGGATTAATAGAAAAACTAACTGACAAATCAACCAAAGTAGAACCATTTACTATTTCAAATAAATGGCAATATACATTAATGAAGGGTGTAGACTGTTCATCTATATTATCATTATCTAATAATAATAAATAAACTCTATTAGTTTGAGATAAATATGCATCTAAAATATAATATTCATTTTCACCATCACCGATTGTTTCATCAAAATTAAAGCTAATATTATCAGATTCGCTTATATCTATATTATTATTAAAGACTACTTCTTCAGGAGTAATTGGTAATTGTCTTCTGGTTATAATTTGTAAAAATTCATTTCTTAAATAATTAATAGCTGTATCTGTGTCTTCATAAATATCATTAGGATCGTGTTCTTTAGATGAATAAAGATAATATGGTTCACCAATTGGGTCATTATCATCATCCATATCTTGTGTTAATTCACCTAAATACATATCTTTTTCTTTAAGGAATGCCAATATTTCATAGGCTTTAATATCTATTCTGGTGGGAACATTAGAATTAAAATCAACTACACGTTTCATATCGTGATTAGAAGCAAATACTGTTATATTGCGAGTAAGATTACTTGAAAGATAGACTAATTTAAAGTCAAACCTAAAAATAGCCGTATTTACATTAAAGAATGTATCAATATCAAAATATCCGCTGCCTTGTTCAATATCAAGTATACTAAAATCTAAATTAGCTGAACGATAAGCAAAGATATTATCTTCTATTTCTCGTACTACATTATCAATTTTATAAATATAATCTGTATTTAAAATAACTGAATCATATTCTGGTTCATTTATAATAACATCATCTATATAAGCAGCATGGTCATCTATCGGTATTATTTTTATTGTAATAGCTTGATTAATATATGCTTCTGGCATGTCAAAAACAAAACTATCATTTGTCCAAGATTGTTTCAGGGGCAAAAACCGAGAAAAATAAAGATTACCACCAATATAAATCTGGATAAGTGGTTTCCCCTTATATGTAAAATTAACTTTATAAATTCCAGCTTTATTAATATTGAATGTTTGTTGTATACGAATGTTACTATCACCAGCAGTCCAATCTTCATTTATTAATTTCACACCAAACCCACCTGGTGATTGAATCGAACTTAATGTGCCATTAGCAGTATTTACCGCTTGCCAATAATCAGGAATATTACCGCTTTCATTCCAGCTTTCAAAAGAACCATTTAAGATTAGATTCTCTCGCCAAGAAACTTTACAACTTAAACTAACATCCATTATAACCTCGTGGCGTTATTGAGATCACCACCTTCTTTACTTATAAAGGCAAGGTCACGTCTACTAAATCGCATAGTAGGTTGCACATTTATATTAGGATTCATATTTAAACCTCTAATAGCTGTTTCAACTGCATTAAGCCTATTAACTATATTACCATCATTAAAACCACCACCAGCGCTAAAAGTATTTGCACCACTAACATTAGGGGTTGGGTTGCCGCCAGTAGTTGAAAAATCTCCAAGCTTAAAGTCTTTTAAATCATTTAAGAAAACATTGCCAACACTACCAGAACCAGGAAATAAAATATCTAGGAATTCAAACAGAGCTTTCTTAGCGGCCAATTCAATAGCCATTTTTGTTAGCATTTTAGCGAATTCATTAGCTATATATTCAAAATATTCACCCCATTTTTTCTTTTGCATATTAACGCCATCAAATACATCATCAGTTATTTGGCTAAGACCATCAGAAATTGATGAATAAGCGGTATTAAATGCATCTGTCCAGTACAGGGCAGCATTGCCCCAAGCATCTTTAAGTCCTTCTATGGTTTGATATTGCACTCCATAAGCCAGTAGCATTTTTTCAGCTGCTTCATTACCAAATGCTTTTTTAAGAGCTGCATAATATTTTTCTATTGATTTAGCAGACTTTTCAAATTCTTCACCATTACTCATTTTTTTATATAATTTATCAAAATAATCAGCAGATTGTTGTGTACTTTCTTTAAGATTCTCAAGCCAATTTTCCCAATCTGTAGGTGGTTCGGTTTTTTCAAGTCCTCTCATTGCAGCTTCTAATCTTGCTATTGTAGCCCTTATTTCGTCATATCCTTCAGTTACACTACTCATTGAATCTAACAAGCCCCATAGCTTGGTTATTTTTGCTGCTATTTTAGTTTTTTCTATATCACGTAATTTATTTAAATCACTAACACCAATTTTCATTGCTTCATATTTGGTATCTATATCGTCTAAAATATCTTTAAGCTTTTTATTTATATTTATTTCAGCTTTAGTTTTCCCAGTAAGATTAGTTAATTTAGCAGTTAAATCAGCTATTATAGCACCAACTTCGTTATATTTTTTACCACCCTTTTCAACAGATTTCTGTAAGTTTTCATAAATATCTATTTGGGCTTGAATACTTTGTATTTGTAATTGTCGCTTTTCATTTTCGCTTTTAGCTTCATTTCCTAATGTTTTATATTTATTAGCAAGGTTTTCTGTTTTATCTGCTGCTGCATCTAATCTCTGTTCCCAAGTTAAAGATTCATCTACTATATCAGCCTGAGCCTGATGTAGTTTTTTAACGGTATCATATAAACCAGTACTTTGTAAACCCATAGCCTCCATAGCATCACGGATTTTTTTGTATACTTTTGCTAATTTTTGTGCTTCATCTTCTGGTGGTAAGTCAAGTCCCTTAATTCTTTCTATTTCTTTTTGAGAATTAATTATTGTTTCAAATAAACTACGTAAATCATCTTGTGCTTTATCAGCACCACGTATTTTAGCATAATAATTATCAATTTCTTTTGTTAATTCCTTTAACGCAAATTCTATTTTATCCGCAGGTATAAGGTTGCTCATATCCCAACCTAAAGCTTTCATTTTTTCATCTGTTTCTTGCATTAATTTTTTAAAATCAGGTTGCAATATAGTATCTATATGAATAGATAAATCACTCATTAATGGGATCTCTTTGTAATTTTTTAATGTAGCAGATAAAGTATCTCGTAAATCTTCAAGCTCTTTCATCTTATCATAATATGGTTTTTGATTTTTACTTATAGCCTTTTGATTAGCATAAATAGAATTGGTAAATTCTTCTAATGTTTCATTCCCACTGGAAAAAACTTTAGTTAATGATTCAGCTGAAGTTTTATTAGCGAGTATATCTTGCTTAGTTTTTTTCATTTGCTCGCCAAGATTAGAAAATTCTTCTATATTTACACCAGCAGCTTTTAGTAAAGCAGAAAAACTCATTAATATTGTTTGACCAACAACTGTACCAAAGTTTTTCATACCGCTTTTAAGTTTTTTTATTTTAAAATCATAAGAACCAGCCATTTTTTCAAAAGCTTTAAGTGATTCACCAGAGCTATCAATAATTTCTTGTAAATCTCTGAATTGTCCTTCTGTATCATTAACGCCAGCAGCTAAAGCACGTAAAGCCCGCTTAGTCATACCAAAAGTTACAAGCTGTTCTTCTGTAATACCATTTAGTTTTTCTAAAATTCCAGTTAAACCATAAGCCTGTAGATAAGTGGCATTTAAATTTATACCGAACTCTTTAGCAACCTTAACGGCTTCTTTAGTTGGTTTAGCAAATGCAGTGAATAATCTATTTAATGAAGTAGTAGTTTCACGTAATTTCAAGCCCTGACGGGTAGTGGTAGTAATACCAGCGCCAAGTTCTTCAAGTGAAACACCCATTTGTGCTGCTATTGGTGCTACTTTACCTAAGTTTTGTGCTAAATCCTCAAAGGTGAATACACCACGCTTAACCATAGCAAATAATTTATCAGAAACATCATAAGCTCTTTCTGATTCATATCCATAAGAATTTAAAATACCAGTAATAACTTTTGTGGAAGTTCCTAAATCAGTCATACCAGCAGTAGCAGCTAAAGCAGAAGCACGCATAACATCCATAGCTTCCGAAACTTCAAAAGAAGAAGATAAAATATTATAATAAGATTCCGATACCGCCTTAGTAGTTTGGGCAAAACTAAATGCCATTGAACGCAACTGTGTTTTGATGGTATTAGTCATCTTTTCAGTATTACCAGAAATCATTGTAGTAACTTTAGCGACTTGCTTTTCAAGGTCTATAAAGCCACCAATAGAATTACTAACAAATGATTTAATACCACGTACAGCACTATAAGCAAGTCCTACAGTAAATAAAAATGCCAATCTTTTAGTGGTTCTTTCTAATGATACAGATTCTTTTAAAGCTTTTTTAAAGCTGGTTTTGGTTTTATTGCCGAAAATTTCAGCTCCCTTACCAGCCTTATTATAGCTTTTATCTATTTTACCTATTCTGCCTTTTAATTTATTTAAATCAGCATTTAGTTTTTTATTATCTAATCTAACTTCTATAAAAGCAGAACCAAGTTTTTCATCCATTATTTACCCTTTTAGCGTTTCATATTCTTAATTTTACCTAAAACTAATTTTGCCACAACTGGATCGGTAGTATCCAACACTTCTTCATCTGTATTGTTCTTATCACTATATTTTTCTTCTATATATTTGCTATAGGCGGCCACTTCTTCTAAGGTTAAATCATTAATTTGCTCTATTGTAAAACCGAATTCAGAAGTAAGCGCTGGATACACCCTATTCCAATTTATTTTTTGATTTTTTTTTTGGGTTCTTCTTTATCGTTATTACCCATAATAGCTGTAATACCAATATCAACTAAATCTTTGAATTCTTCTGCGGTTATTTCATTTAGAAAGTCATTATAACTTTTATCTATATCGGTTTGATGCCAAAATAAATAGGTAACACCATCTTCTGATGTTAGAAATTCAAAAAACTCTGTTTCTGAGATATTGCTATTTATAACCTGCATTATCAATTCTTTTTTAATTGAGCTATCTTCAACAGTTTCATCGATATTCTTTATTTTACCTTGCCTGATATACTTACGGATTTTAAGTCTATCCCTCATTGTAAGTTTGCGAAAAGAATATTCCTTACCGTTAAAAGTAACAGTTTGCTTTTTCTCACCTATCATTTTATCACCTCATAAATTATTACATCAGAAATTGCCAAGGGGCCATCTGCTGCCTTACCTTTAATTTCAAAATTTGTATTGCTTGCTTCACCGCAATCTACAACAGCCCATTTATTAGCTATATTATTAAATTCAATATTAGCCCCGCCTATATTACAATAACCAGGACTGCCAGTAGCGGTAGAAGCACCTTTAATAAGTACTATATAATTGCTGTTAATTGTTAAAACACCAGGCAAATTTGTATTACCATCAGCATTCGCATCATAAATAAGTTCATTAGATACTATACTCCAACTTGTATCTATAACATCCCAATCTGAAAAATCGCCACGGCTCTCTGATTCATTTGAGGCTATTGTAAAGGTATTAACACCACGAAATGAAAGGCTTTCTGAGCCGACATCATCTACATTTAAGCCTAAATTATTGCCGACAAGTGTAGCAGTGGCCATAATCATATTATTACCGCTAATTTGGAATATCATCAGACTTGTATGACCAATTTCTAATTTGGGGATAGCAGTAGTATCGATAAAACCATTTACAGTAGCTGTCCATTCTTGCAATGAATACAAGAAATCTTTCCAACTAACGCCGCCCTCTTTGAAGGTAGTAACATCAATTTCTGATATTGATAAATCTAAAGTCCATTCATTTGTACTTGGTAACATATCCCACACACCTGATGTAGAAGGTTCACAAAGCACATATGCATCTTTCCCTGTAATCTTCATAACGCCTCCTTATGCGGTAGGCCAGGTTATACCATCTTCATCAACCCTAAAGTTCATTGTGTAAGTTGCTTCATCTTCTACTGCAACACTGGGGCTAATACCAGTAATAACACCAGTAAATTGAATTTGATTACCACTATCAATTGTTAATATAAACGCAGCATTTTCACCTAAGGTTACAGCACCTAAAGTACTTGAAGCATTGTCTGTTATATTTCCTTCAAAACTTCCAGTTGCTTCTTTTAAACCAAATACATAAGATTTGTTTCCACTATTTCCAAAAGCTGATGCATCATATTCATCAATTGAAACATCTAAGCTCCAAGACTTTGATTCAATTGTGTTTCCACCTACGCTTACTTGTCCATCTTTACCTGTAATTTTCATTATATCCTCCTAATTATGCTTCTTGTAATTCTATATCATAGCGTGAGATATGTTGCCACACGCCGTTAATAGCGATTGTATTGCTAAATACTCTAACACACTTAACAGTATTATAGCCATCTACAGTTGTTATATCAGTTCTATCCATCCCCTCACATAAAGTATCTTCTAAAATATTCACTTGTGCTGATGATGGATTTTGGTCTATTATATTAACTTCTAAAATAAAGCGTTCTGATGTGCTTTCAAAGGTATATTCTGGTCTATTATCTTCTAAATAAAACACTATATAAGGTGTAGCCAATTCGGGATAACCGTTATCATTAAGGCTATAACCTTCTTGGCCAAAACCAGGAACAGTTTCAAAGTAAATAGCTTCTACCCCTGAACCTAATATGGTATTTAATTTATTATAAACACCTTTTTGAATAGCTGTCTTATTTTTCATACACCTATACCTACTTTGTTAAATAATTCATTTTTAGTTTCTGCTAAACCATAATCTAAATATTTACGTTTACCTGTTCTTATATCCAAATTCAAATAATAAGCATAGCCAATACCGTCCATATTATCCCAATCTTGAAATACACCAAACCGTAGAGCTACATCACTTGGTCTAATACGGGTAGCGCTTGTAAGAGCATCATTTAATTTTCCACTCATATTAGCTGGATAATTATCTGGTAAAGAAGGATAATGTTCTTTACCTTTAAACATAATAGGATGGCTGCTACGTCTTGGAGTGCTTTCCATACCTTGTTTAATGTGCTCCACAACTTTCTTACCATAATCATCAAGAATATTTTTCTCTTTATAATTAAGTTTTTCCTTAAATGCTTTATCAAACCAAGTAACTTTCATAATATATTCTCCAAGTAAATCTTAAGAAGTTTATTATTACTATTTATATTCTCTAATATTTTTATTCTATATCTAAACCCATTAATAATCAATTCCTGTCCTTTATCGATAAAGTCTAAATATTCAGTTATAAAAATACTACCAATATTCATATTATTATCTGCATATGGTACATCATCTTTAGTAACAGCTGTAATATGATCACCATAAATATAACAAATATCCTGAACTGATTTATTAAACCCACCCATATTATCGGAAGTTTGTATATAATCACGCAAGAGAGCTTTCACATTCCCTGTCATAGCAATACCTTTTTGTATTTATCTAATACATTTTTAACATATTTAGGTATATCCTCTGTAAGCTTATAAACAACTTTATCACGCTTGATATAATCTGCATTTATAGTGCCACTTTTAATTTGTTCAAATATAATTTGAACTAAGATTTTAGCAGCTGTTTTAATATCTTCGGGAATAATAGCATAACCCGCATTGTAAGTTATAAATACTTTATCCCTTATATAATCTTCAAATTCTAAAATACCAGTATTACGGTTAATATCACAATAATATTGTTCATTGCTTTTTATTTTAATTCCAACATAACCATGACTTGTTATAAGAGCACCAGTATCTGGTATAGTGGTTGGATTTGTATTATCGGCATAATTATTATTAATTATTTCAGCTTTCCAATTATTTTCTGCATTTATGGCAGTTACTAAAGCGGTTACAGTATTATAATCAGCTAAGGTTAAAGCAACTTCATTATTAACCCCATGTCTTAAATAACAGACACCATCATAAAATTCAATATAACTGGTAATGTATTGATTATTATATTTAACCTTAAATATTGTAATTTCACCTATATTAATAGCTTTAATAGAATTAATAGGATAATGATTTAACCCAATTACTCTACCATCCAACTCATATATTTCCGAATAATCAGCAGCTTCGATTTTATTATGGCAATAAGAATCTTTTATAAAGCCATCAATTAAATTAATTACATTTTCCACTAAAGCGGAATTAGTTTCGGGTGCTTGGTCAGCTACTAAAGTTAGTGCTGGGTCTTTATCAGAAGTAAAACCAAGCAAATATCCAGCTGTGCTACCAATATGTGTGTAACCTATATTTAGTTCTATTTCGCTATCATCCGTAACTGAGATAGTTAATTTAGAATTTACAAAACTAACAGAAGAATTTATACCAGTATCGGCTGCATTTATTTGGGTTATAAGATGAGAACAAAGAGAATCACTATCATAATAACCATTATCTAAAGTTATGGTATAAGAATTTCCCTCTATAACCAAAACTAATTTATTTTGGTTACCATTGATAAAAAACTTCTCGTTTTCTATACCTAAAAAGCTAAGTGCTTCATTTACCGAAATTAGCATTTACAATTCTTTCAGCTTCTTTTTTATCCATACCATACCTTTCCATAAAGCTTTGAATGAGATGCTCAATTTCAAGTTTTCTTTCTTTGCTAAGTTTTTCAGGTTTAGTTTCATTTGCATCTGCTTTGTCTTTATCCCAATATTTAGCTCTACGCATTTGTTTATCCTTATAATTAGTTTTTGCCATAATTACCCCTAAACTGGCAGGGGCATAAGCCCCCACCATTTAATCACACTATGCTATTGCTGTTGGGTCGTTCTTATCTTCATATCTTGGTTGAGATAGAATTGCCTGAGCGCTTGCCAAAACGGAATTACCAGGGTTAGTAATACTAAGTTCAAGTGCTGGATAACCAGAACTCAATTCAGTAGCATCAACCTCAATTACTAAGAACTTATTATCAGTAATATCAATATCGCCGCCACTTACTATCCTTAAGCCAGTAGAGGGAGCAGTAGATAAAGAACCCAATGTATCGCCAGTAGCTGTATCTTCTAAGCGATATTTAAAAGCAATATTTGTACTATTACTTGGAGTAAAGTCATCACATTCAGCCAATGTCAAGGTAGCATCAGCCGCATCATTTACAACCCCAAATTCAACTATAATAGTAGCATGTCCATAATTTTTCAATGTAAATACATCAGAACTGGTAGCTGCACCTGTAATATCAACAGGTGGCAATATATTTACAATATGATTTTCTTCAGTAAAAGTCATTATAACCTCCTATGCTCTTTCTGCAATTGTTACAAATGGAGATAAGCTATCGCCATTTTCTGGTGTAAATGCACTGGCATCCATAGGTTGACCATCCCAACGATAGGTAAGTCTATAAGTTCCCATATCATAATCAAATTTAAGATGCATTGAAGCTACTGTATTAATACCATTAGATTTCTCTAATATGCCATATTGACTTAAATCAGCCAAAATAACATCACCTTTAGAGCCAAGTGTCTTAGCATGCTCGGTATAGATAATTGGTTTACCCAATAAAGTACCATAAGGCGCTCCAGCCAATCCATTTGGCGGAGTGTAAACTAAGAAATTACCAGAACCCATTGTTAAACTAAGTAACTGTGGAATTACAGTCGGATTAATTAACCAAACACCACTATCTTTACCTTTGAAGCGAGCATATTGCTTAATTAAGTTATTCACATTAACAGTATTGGCTACCTGTGAATCCTCTTTAGCTATCGTAATAAGACAAGGTGCATTTAAAATACCAAGTGGTTGATTAGCACCAGTTCCTACCAGAATATCCTTATTACGTCTCCAACGTAAAACATCAGAGAACTTAGTCATAAGAAATGGTTCAAGTGTAACTGGGCTATCTTCAATCATTTCATTAGGGACATGTACAAGAGCAGCCAGTTTTTTAAGTTTAAAATTAATACGCCCAAAACTTGGTTGAGAGCCAGTAATTTGCGCAGCTTCTTCTGTATAGTAAGTCTTTACTCCACCGTAAATATTAGATGAATGATCATCATCTTTTACAGTTGGGAAAGTAAGATTATTACTGGTAGTAGGCATACGCATGGTGCGATTATAAATTTCATCCCCTTCAATCGATTTTTCCCAGATTCGCTGCGAAAATGCTCTTGGTATTAAAGCACCACCTTCTGAATTAACACCAGTATTGAGTCTCTTAATACGTTTATCATTCGGGTTAGATGCTACTGTTTTGACAAACTCACTAAAGTTTTCAAAATCACCTTTAGCTTTCATATCTTCTTCTCGTTCTGAAGCGCTTACCTGAATATCATCAAGTTTATCTGTTAATCCAGAAACTGTCTTTATGACTTCATCATTTACGCTTTTCAGACTTTCTTCTAAAACTTCCTTAGTCAAAGGAGTTTTTTCTTTTTTATCAGCCATTATTTCCTCCATTTATATAAAGTATTCAAATGTTCCTGTTAGCTCTTAAATCTAACTCCAGAACTATACTTTTCCTGTTAATTTAGCTATTTCATTTGTTATATTCTTTTTATAATTATCAAGAAGATCACTTACATCATCTAAAGTAAGACCCTTTTCTTCCATTTCTTCTTCTTGTTCAGAATCAGCTTCATCCTGAGCTTCCGATAATGCTTTAATTAGCATATCGAGTTTTTCATTTGTCTTATTAATACCATCTGCAAGATTTTTTAATTCTTCATTCATCTCTTCTTCTCCTAATCCTAATTCTTGAAACATTTCATTAGAAAGTTTTATATCACCAGATTTAACACTTAAGGTTAAGGCATCTGGATTACACGCAACAGGCACATCACTATGTTCTAATAGATAAGTCTTGGTATAAATTCTATTTGCTTCTTTAACGTTATTCTCATCCATAGCATATTTAGTTGAAATATCTTTAGCTACTTTATCATAATTATCATCACCTTTATCTACCCATTCAATAGGAATGAATCCAATGCTGGCTGCTAAAGGATGACCGTCTTTGTGCATATTATAAACATCATTCGCAAGTTGATGATTAGCATATTGTTGTTTAGCCAAAATACCTTTATGGTCGGCCTTAATCCATTCGTCAGTCCCTAATGGTAACACAGGATAACCGCCGCCCCATATAGAACTACCATGATTATGTCCCCAAAGAAACTTTTTACTTTTTCTAAAATCAGTTAAGTCAACACCTGCTGGATCGATAATCTCTCCATCTCTATCAACGCTAACTGTGCTTACATATTTAATTACAGATCGATCTTGTTTAACGATATCAACTGCTTCGCCATCATAGCCCTTGCTCACAAATTCTACATTATCAGCTTTTATTTTTAATCTTTTAGCTAATTCTTTAGCCTTAGGTTTATCAAATTTAGATATATTAAAACGTTTAGTTATCAAAGATTTATTCATTATTACCTCCATCCGTATTCCCCGCTTCAGCTCGCCAGGCAGATAGCGGTTGAGTATTTATAGGCGTTAATGGATCATCCAACCCATCTATTGGTTTTTCGCCTTCTTCACCACGTATTTCGTTACGTGTCTTAATACCATTTATGACAAACTTAATTTGTTTTTCTAATAATAAAGCTCTATCCTCTTTATCAGGATTTTCAAAAGCGCAAAATAGTTTAGTATCGAATTCACGTGCTATATTACTTAATTTAGCTGCTATGATTTTCATTCTTGGTAATAAAGAATCTCTGGAATAAGCTCTATAAGCAGCTTCAGCATTTGCTTTATTGACATTATCAGCTGTTAACATAGCAATAGGAACATCATATGCAGCAGCTATCATATCACGAACTATTTTCCTACCTTCATGATAGCTCATTTCTTTAGGTGAATTAGAAACATTTGTATACTTCAAACCCTTTGTTAAAAGTGGTGCTTTACCTGCATTCTTAATGCCATAAAAATTCTCTTTTATCTCTTTTTTAATTCTTTCAAATTCATTTTCATTAATATTTTCTTCTGTTGTAAATATTCCAGATAGCTCACCCATATTCTTAAAAATAGCATTTTCATATTTATTCATATTAAGATGTATCTCAAATATCTGTTCTAAATGTGATATTGGCGCTTTACCTTTATTTGGATTAGAATAACTTGGATATTTAAAATGACAAATATTTTTAGGTTTAATCCGATATTGATAAATACCATCGTTATATAAATATTCTATATTTTCACTGTTCTTACGTTGTCCAATTGTCATATATTGTGGTGGTAATACATGAATTTTCTTTGGTAATCCTAATCTGTCTCTAACTAAATACCAATAAGCATTGCCATCTAAATCTAAACCCATTGTAGTAAGATAAATAACTTCTTCATAAGTTAAATAATCATTAGGTTTTTTAAGTAAATCTAAGAAACGATGTTCAGTAATTTCATCAACAAAATAAGATTTGGTATAATGATTACCATATGTTGTTTCTAAATTATATTTTTGCAATGCAGTTATATTACGTTGTTGAACACTATAAGGATTATCTTGATTGGGTCTGGCTACATATAGTTGTACTGGATATTTCATAACCCCAAGACTGTTTTTATTGGCACAAATATAAACCCAATCTTTATTGCGCTCAATAAGATTGCCCATTCTGTTGAATGTAAAATCACCAGAAGGTACATATTTACCAGCAAACCCAATCTTTTTTTCAGATGGTTTCGGCTTTAAAAAATCAAATAAACCCATTTATTACCTCTGTAAAATATTTTACGTGTCAAAAATAGAAGTAATTAATTAATTGTGTCAAGTAAAACATTATTATAAATAAAAAAAATAATATTAGAGAGAATAGACTTGTATTTTACCAGCTTCTTGTAACATACTCGTATAAACAAAATACCTTAAAGCTGAAAATAAGTCATCAAATAACTTAACTGGTTCTTCTGATAGATCTCCAGCTTTACCTTCCTTCCATTTATAACGCTCTTGTTCATACATAAAATTTTGGTCATTTTTAAGAAAATAAAGATTATAGGATTTAAGTAGATTTATGCCTTCTATTACTGAATGTTGTCCTTTTTTACAGGGGATAATATTATAACCAGCTTCTTTAATTTGTTGTATAGCGTCAGGTCGTTCATTATCTGCTATAATTTTATCTTGTTTGCTTATATTGGAAGCATTTAAAAATTTAATAGTATCTTCAACTGTTTTTTCGGTTTCATAATATAAAGATTTGGCAAATATATTCTGTCCTTTAATACCAACCCAACATAAAGCAGTAGGATGATTATGCCCAAAATCAAGTCCATATCCTTCTATTTTAAAATCTTTATCAGGGAATTTATCAATATAATTAACATCTGGGAATATAAGTCCTGAAATATCAGCATATAACCCTAAAGCATAAATTTTATGATATGCTTGATCTTGATGTATCATATTTTCTAAAGAGGCTATATATTCTGGCTCAAGATATTTATTATCTTTATAAGTGGTATGGATTACTGATTTATAAGTTGGATAATCTAATATTTCGCCCTTATATTTGATTTTATTAATTACTTTCTTACGATAGCTTAAATGCTGGTCATCTATATAATCATATTTATAAGTCCATGAAGTTTTAATGGGATTATAGCTGGTCATAAATTGTGGATAACTTTTAAAACGTGGTCTAAGGCGTAATTTAAGCTGTAAAATATGACTGTATTGTAATTGATTAGCTTCTTCTACCCAAATAGAAGTAACCTTTTCAATAGATTTAATTTTACTTTCATCATCTATTCCAGCAAACATTATCTCATTGCCATTCGGTTTAAAGGTAAGTATCATTTCTTTTTTATGTATTTTAAAATATTTATATAAATCCCATTCATAAATATAATCAAGTATTAATCGCCAAGCTGATCTAAGCAAAGATGGCGCAAATCGTCTAACTACAAGTATTCTATGCCCAACTGGTTCTGTTATTGTCCTTATAATGGTTTTTTGAGCACAGTAATGAGATTTACCACTACCAGCTGAACCCCAAAGTACTAATTCCCTATCAGTATTATATAATAAAGGATAATACTTTTTATTCATTATTTGTGGTAATAAGGACAAATCAATTTTCATTTATTTTTTTTCCGCCAATATTCTTTTAATAAGATATTGTCTGCAATAATTCTCCAGTAATATACCATCTTCAAGACAAATGGCAGCTATCCCATCATCTGAAAATTCAATTCGATTTATTTTCATCTTTTATTACCTCCGCATTTTCTGGTTTATTATTAATATCAATAGCTTCTATGCCATCATAAAGAGATGGATAAATATCCTCTTCTTTAGGCATTTTAGAAGCACCTAAGATTATAACTTCATCTTTCTGCTTGCTTTTTTCCATTAATTTATCACGCAAATCAATATATTTATGAAGTTCTGAATAAGATGGGGTTACATCCTTTTCTTTCATTTTCTTATACATTTTATCAATAACATCATTAACAAAATTAAGGACGCTTACCCCGCCCTTTTTAAACTTAGTAACTTCTTTTTGGGTGTTTATAAGTTCTTGACGGGACCAGTATTCTCTACGCCGCTCTGGCCAGTTATATTGTTTGCCAGCATTGGCAATAGAATTATAACCTATACCAGCGTCTTTATAAATTTCATATAACTTAGTATAACTAAGTTTATGTTCAGATTTAATATATTTATTTTCTATTTCTTGTATTAATTCACGTTTTTGCTTAGATGATAATCTTGCCATAGTTCACCTTATTTTGGCTTACTTATATAAAAAGTAAAATGTATCCATTGTTTAAAGATACAAAAATCTAATTCTAATTTATCTTTACGATATTTTTTACAATACCGCCATATTTTAAGTTGTGGTGTCTTAGGCAACTCCCCTGGGCATGTTACAAAATTTCCCCACTTAAATATCTTATAAAATGTCATATTTATTCCATAAAGAAATTGTCTATCTCTGCAGCTATTGATTTGCCATTAATAGCATAATTAGGATTTACGAAATAGGCTTCTTCATATTCGTTGTATTTAATTATGTTCTTGATAGCAGCATCTTCTAAAAACTTATTTAGGGTTGGGCGTGAAATGTCAAGATATTCACATAACATTTTCTTATTCATAGGTATTGGCACTCCACGCTTACTATACATTACAATTCGGTTGGTATATCGTTCTAATTTAGTTATAACCAATAGGAAATAACCCATATATTTAGTAGAAATAAAAAAATTATGTAGATATTTATTGAGTTTAATAAAACGATATGTTTTTTTGATAGTATTATAACTATTATAATACCTTGTAGCAGTGATTTCACCAGTTTCCTTATCTGAATAATCAACCCTAATAGTTTTCTTTTTTAAACATTTTGCTTTTGACATTCAGATTCAATTTGTAGCAATAATGCCTCTACATCAGTATATTCTTCATCTGTTAGGGCGCTTCCAGCTAAAATGTCCAGTATTTCATCAATTTTGTCTTTATACATATTACCTCCTAATAATTTATGTAAAAATTATAAAATATCACAAAATTGTCAATTATTTTTTTTATGGGTATTGACAAAGTTCTTTAATTTCTTTATATCTACGTTTACTTCTATTTCTGGAGCAAACAACACAACCATTAGAGGAATCATAACGTAAGCTCTTGCCTGTTCCTTTATATTCATGCCCATATTTACATAATTTCCCCAGATACATTCCCGGATGGGCATTGTTACAACTAATCTTTTCCCATTTATTTTTATCTTTATGCATAATAACCTCCTATAAATTTAATTTAAGCTGTTCTTGTTCATTTTCTATTCTCTCTTTCGCTATTTTGCAATATTTTTCTAACATCTCTATTCCTATCCATTTACGGTTAGTTTTTTCGCAAGCCACCGCCGTTGTTCCTGAGCCAATTGTAAAATCTAAAACTATTTCATTTTCGTTGGTGTAGGTTTTTATTAAGTATTCCATAAGTGCTACTGGTTTTTGGGTTGGGTGCATCCCTTTAAAGTTAGCGTTTTTAAAATCTATTACAGATATTGGGTTTCTTCTACCGTCTTTGCTCTCATAACCCTTAAAATCTATTTTATACCTATCAGTTTTTATTTTGTAATTTTTTCTATAGTCTTTGTATGGCTCTCTATAAAAATATTGTGGGTTAAAACTAGGCTGTTTTTTATAAAATAATATTACATTTTCGTGTGCTTTCATAGGTCTTTTACCTGCAGCAAAAGGTTCTTTACCAAAAGTTTTATTCCAAACCCAATCATACCTATAATTCTTAATATTACTCATTCTCAAAGCAGAGCTAAAAGGTTCTGAGCCAAATAATACTATAGCACCATTCTTTTTAATGATTCTATTTAAATGTTTCCACATTTCATCAAAAGGAATTACAGAATCCCAATTACAGGCGGTTGTTCCATAAGGTGGGTCGGTTAGAATTAAATCTACACTTCCATCTGGTATTATTGGCATAATTTCCAAACAATCCCCGCAAAATAGCTTTCCGTTTTCAGTTTCGTAATAAGGTTTCATCGTTATCCCCTATTGATTAAAATAAAACGGTTTCTTATAATAATGGTTGGTATCTTTAAAGTTGTAAAACACAAACCCATAATCTCTGGGTGTATAATTAGCTTGAACCCAATAAGACGGTGGTGAAAATGCTGGATAGTTAAAGTAATCAAACTTAGATGATGAATTTTTATCATAAACCTCAACGTGTGTATCACCCTTTGATAACTCTATTCTCGTTCCTCTTTCAAGCAAATAGTTATTATCAATATAGTTTTCAATTTGTTCTTTACCTTTAACGGAAAGATTTGGTTTTAGGCCAGCCTTTAGATTGGTGCTGTCCTTACCGTGTGTTATAATAAATGTATTGTTCATATATTTATAATGGTTGAAAAATTTATTATAATTGTTCACGATAACACTATCATCAAACATTTGGTTACAAATAACCTTAAATGCGTTATTAAGAATAGCACCAAAAGCGCCAGAGTGATTATCTTCTGAAATATTGTTAAATATTACCTTGTTGTATATATTATAAAGAAAACTGGCTTGTTTAAGCTTAAATCTAAGTGCAACGTCAAACGCTTCTTCATTATTCATATTTTGAGGTAAATCGTGTTTCTTGCGAACGGTTTTACTGTCCCAACCATCTAAAAGATCACCTAGATCATCTACTATTATTACATCAGACATTTTTTCCTGCTTAACATAAGCAAGCATAGCGTCCAATTGCTTAAATATCTCATCTTCGTCCCACTTCCCACCATACTGAGACTTATTATGTGGGTTTACGTCCATTCCTATATGAGTATCTGTATAAACAAGTCTATCAAATATACCATAATTACTATTAGCAATTTTAGGTTTAGGTTGATACTGAACAACAGAGCTTACTATCTTGCTAAAATCTATCTTCTCTGGGTCAAATTCAGGTATATTGAAATTTGGATTATGGAAATGTAAAGATGAATCTTTTGATTTCAGCCATCCGTGTTTTACTGTTTGTGGGTCTATATTGTGTTTATCACATTCATCCTTAATAGCCCGATATTTCTTTAATATTTCATACTCATCGTTTGTAACCCTTGGCCTACGTTTATTCATATTACAACCTTTCTATAAGTTTTTTTCTTTGGCCTGATAATACGGGCAATAAGCAACTTTAGTGTTTTTATTAAACTCCCTAAACTTACAATCACCTCTCTTTACACACGTTTTACATAAATCTTTAGCTTTCATCTTCCTGCCTTTCCATAATTGCCTGCTTTAAATACACAGCCAAGTCTAAGGCTTCTTGATAAGCGTCTATTAACGGGTCTCTGCCATTAAAAGTTTGTAATGGTGTGCCATATTTAGCAATTCCCATATCTCGGCGGGCTTCCATATCTGCTATTACCTCTTTCCACAAGTCGCCAGTAGCTGGCTTAGGTGGCGGCTCATACTCAGTTGCGTAAACTGATGGTTTATTATAATACTTCATATTATTCCTTTCTGTCCCTTAAAAACTCTAAACAAGCATCTATTTTGTTGTCATTATGGAACGGGTCAATATCTGTTGCTCGTATTTCATTAGCGATTTCAGGGTGAATACGATAAATAGCATTAAACAACGCTTGCCCTTTCCGCCAGTTCTTGTGATTTATTAACATACAATCTTTAAGCTCTAATATTTCTTTTACTGCTAATTTCCATTATTTATTACCTTTCTTTTTATAATCTGGACAGTAAACTACTTTTGCATTCTTATTTAATCTGCTAAACTTACATTTATTGTTTTTAACACAGGATTTGCATAAATCTTTTGTTTTAATTATTATCTCCTATTTCCTATTTTTCGGTTTAGCATAATTAATATTTAATCTCCAATCTTTTAAATATTTGCGTGCCTGTTTAATTATATAATGTGTTTTCATACCCTCCAGTGATAGCTTACTAATAAAAACACAAAGTATATAAACACCATTTTTTGTTAATTCTGGTATATAAACTTTTTTTAGAATATCTGACAATTTTTCAAAAGTTAATTTACCTCTTACAACAGCATAACGCAATACTTTATACATTTCATCTTTTTCAACGCAATAAAGAATTGCCATATCTTTAGCAATATCTCTTTCATATTTTTCTAACTCGTTCATAATTACTCCTTTTTATTTTTTATAATCCCTCATAGAAGTTAATTAGTTCGTCGATTGTATCAAAACATTGTTCTTCTCCTTTAATAGAAAAGCCTATCTTGTCCATTTTTAATCCATCGAGGACAATTAGGATTTATTGTCTCCGAATAATCAACTAATTCATAATCAAGATATTGAGTCGTGCCACCTTGGTCTTCATATGCTTTTTTGCTTTCAAAGATTTCAGTATGTATTTCTTCATAATCAGAAGGTACAGACTCTTGCAATCCTCTTAGTTCTTGCTCATTAGTTGTAACCCCGTGTATTGTCTGAGTC